AATATTCTTCCTCGTCATACTTAAATGCAAGATACAGTTCATAGCCACTTCCTAGTTTTTCAACATTTTCAGGGTTAAGAACATATACCTTTCCTACCACATTCTGAGGATTAATTCTCTTACATTCATATACACCAGATTGTAATAGATCAGGAGTAATATTGTTTATCATATCAGAACTTATCAACGCACGAGAATGTTTTTTAATATCGATGACAAATTCTTCAATAAACATATCAAATATTTTTTGTGGAGGTTCTTCTGATGATCTTATCCAAGTTAGGATATCTTTTTCAGATGAAAACATCACATTATTTTCAGAAGATTGAAAGTCTCTTATATTTTGATAAAAATTTGGAGCATAAATTTTATTCTTAAATTCATAAATGTTATCGTATCCTTTTTTTGTTTCAACATAAATTGCGTATAATATACGCTTTGCTAATTCGGATGATGTCATAATTATTTTTCCATCTTTTACAAAAGATGTTTCCTTCTGGAGTAGTCTAGGAATATTTTTGTAAACATCCAATTCTGAAAGCGACTCATCTATCACTATCATTTTATTATTAAAATCTTCAAGTACAGATAAAATATTTTGAGGTGACAATACTGTACCGTTATTTTCATATTCTCTTACTACAAATTTAGAAAAATGATACAACACATGAGACAATAACTGTCTTGAAACTTGTTCAAAATGGATAAAATTTTCAAGAGTACTATCTCCAATCATAGTGACAGAGTGAATTTCCTGAATTTTTTCGTTTTCTGTATTTTCTTTTACTGGCTTAATAGGAATATAAAAATTTAATCCTTGTTTGTTGCTACTTATACCAACAAGATAATCTCTTACTTTTACTTTCTTGTAAGGGATATTTTCTGCTTTGAGAAAATTAATAGCATTCTTAAGTTCAATAGGAGCGTATTTGAATGATCTCAGGTATTTATAAGTTGGTTTTACCCCCTCAACTTCCTCTATTTGTGCGAAAGGTAAAGAGTCTATTGGGATAGTTAAGACGTTAACTCCTCCTTCAAAGTATAGAATTCTTGTTTTTCCAAAAAAATCAACATGTTGTTGCAAGATAGGTGTTTTAAAAGGAACTTTATCAATTACATTTCCAGTTTGTTTATTAAATGGTAAATAAATATCTTTGTACAATTGGTCTAGTTCTTTAACAATCTTGTCATCTTTTTCAAACACTGAATATATTTCTTTTTCTTGTTTGTTGTAAACAGATATGACTTCATAGTGTGGAAAAGGATTCTTCTCGCTAGCCGATCCGGTAGTTTCGTACAGGATAATGTGAGGTTTATTAGTTTTTACATTATTTAGAAGGAGATTGTGTGTAAAATTTGGACTAGAGAAAGAACCATCTGGATTTGATTTGTTATGTGTAAAAAATAAAATTTTATAACCAGTGACTGCTTCTAACAAGTCAGCAAAAAGTCTTATATCTAGAAATTTTTCTTCCTGATCTAAAAAATTTTTCAAGCTAGTTATGTCGTACTGATAAGCATTTTGAAATCCGAAATTTTTTTCAATAGCTTTCTTCATTTTTGTAATAATCTTGCTTATATACTTGTTCATTCCTTTTTGAGTCTCTGTGTTCTCGACTTTTGTAGCTATTGCAATCGCAGCTATTAGAGATCGTGGTCCTTTGGGTACATAATGTCTCACGTAGATATTAAATGGATCTACTAAACGGAAAAAATGAGCTACATCTTTTGTAAGAATACCGAGACGATTAGGAGAAAGAGTTTTTAAAGTCTTGGTCATTTTCAAAGACTTAGTTAATGATTTTTCGTCTTTATCTTCTTCCTCTTCCTCATTTTCATAAATATATCTCATAGAACCTATCTTATCAGACTGTTTTACATCAAAACAACAAGGTGCTAAGTGTGGTTCTCCATTCACATCCATCTTGATTAAACCAGGATAAGGATGAGCTTTCGAATGCTGACAAGAATAATAATGAAAATCTTCGTATTCACCGTACAATGGATATTTCATCAAGTCTACTTTTTTCTTTAATTTCTCATAGTCTTTTTCAGGCACTACTTTTGGAGGTTTAGCACATTTTCTTGGGAATCCTTTTACGAAAACTTCTGGAGCAATATCTTTTAATTTTTCTTCTTTTTTTTCAGCCTCTTGTTTTACTTTTTCAACCAGAGATTCTATCTTTGTGGTTTCATTCTTAAAATCTGGGATAAAGGTAGAGTATATATCTTCCAAGCATTCTTTTTTCTCATTGTATAGGACTGTTAACAGTCCTAGATATTGTTTTAATTTTTCAACTTCTTCCAAGTTTTTAGCACTAGTAACTCTAATTTCAACTACATTATCACCTATTCTAACAGAACTTCCAACTCTTTTTCTTACCGGATAAGTTACATATAAACTTTGTAATTGAAACACGATGTTATGCTGTTTCAATATAGTCTGTACTCCTCCTCTTTTGTTAAAAATACGGTACCTTTCATTTGCTGCCAAAAACGATGAAATAGTTTTATCATTCATGCACAAGTCTAGGTAAATTAATTTTTTGATATATTCGTCTGTTATATAAAAAATACATTTTATTTCTTGAGGGTATATTTTACACACAATATTAGAATATGATAGTTTTAGAGCATCACAGATACGAACAAGTAGTTGTTCTTCTTTTAAGTCGGTGGATTTTTTATAATCGTCCACTTTTGAATCTATCAAGATTACAATATTATTGTTCTCGATCGTTATAATAATTTTTGAGTAATCTGTACTTTTGTTAGTTAGTTTAGTGTAATTGTATTTATTAAGAACATATAATATCATCGTATTCTGATTTTTTTGAGAATTAGACAAATTAGACTGATTATATTCCTTAGCACTTTCAACCCAAGAAGGAGGGCATTTAAATCCTTTTAATACTTTGTAAAAATTTGCGACAGATACATAAGGTACGTCAGATGATACATTCGTATTGTTAAAAATTTCAAAGATGTCTTTATCGTTTTCCTTGTCTGTGTTTGCTGATGGTAAGTTTGATAAAACAACTTTTAGCACTGTGTGTGTAAGTTTTGACGCGGTTATATTTTCAACAACTTGGAGAATTTCTTCTTTTCTTTTAGAAAATTCTTCATTAATAGTAATTGTGTTGGTAAGCTTATCTTGTTCAATCAGATCTTGTGAAAGTTTTTTAGTAAATTGGTTATATTTTCTGATGAATTCATTTGTTGAGAAAAAAGTCTTGAATTTTTCTTTAGAAATAGCATCTGTAAAATTAAACACATCATCGAAGTTATTTCTGTATAACGAAGAAGAAGAATTGTTTATAAAGTCAGCTGTGTCAGACTTGAATTTATTATAGAATACAAACATGATGGCTTCTTCTTCATCAAGTTTTGTTTTAGCATAGTCTATCGCTTGTAGTAAATTTAATTTTTTAATTTTTTCTGGAGAGATAAGAGTTTCCACGTCTAATTTCATATCACCAATATCAGATGTTTCTATAATTTTTTCAGATTTAGAAAAAGGTAGATCATCTAATTCTTCTACTTTTTGTTGCTGTTCTGCTTTTATAAAAATTGTCTTTACAGGAATCCGTAGTTTTTTAGCAATTTGTAACTTTATGCTATCAATTGTATCTAGAGGTGTAATAGAGATAGATTCTTTAACACCGTCAACTGTGATGTTTAGACTATTCATTTATAAACTTTATAAATACATAAAGTTTATAAAGTTTATATAATTTTTTATGAAAATATGTATAGAAAAATTAAAAAGTACCAATCACGCTGTGTTCCATAATGTTACCAGTCATATCTTGTTTCAATGAAATAGTTTTTATTTCATCAATTTTGTCCCAGTCTAGTTGTAGAATAGTTTCATTTTGAAATTTTAACAACTGCTGAAAGTCCAATTCAGAACAACTAATAAGTGCTCTGTCGTGAAAAATAGGAATAAAAGTAGAGTTTGTTGCTTGTAATTTGGGCGATTGATTGTATTCTAATTTGAAGAAGTCCTTGTTTGAAAAGATTTTATAAAGTCCTGGTTGTAAATTGTAAGACAGATGTTTTTTGAAAAAAGAGTTTTTATTATACAATTTAATGTTCAAAAAAGACTGAGATCGTAAAAAGTAATTTGCAGACATTCCCTTAAGTGAATTGTATGAATTGTATGTTGTATAATATAATTTTTCTTTTAAGATCCTATTTTTTTATGAAAAATTAAAATGTCCTTTTCAATAAGACAAAATAAGAAAATTATTTCAAGTTTAGGATTGCTACCTGCTTGGAAACAATATTTTTAACATTAATTCTAATAAAGTTGGAATAGGATTAAAAAACTTGTTTATATTTTTTATTTAATTTATCTTTTTTATTTAATATTCAAAAATATGTCTGACATAGCAGAACAAGATTATGATGAATTATTGAAAAAAATGATAGGAAAAATTATTATTAGTAATGATCTTGCAGTTGATGATATCGAGTCAATAACTGATATTAATAATTTTTTTAATTATACAGTTGAATCTAAAATGAAGAATATAAAGTATAATTTGTATATTTGGATGTATCCTGTTTTTAATCGTATTCTTATAGATTCTAAATATTCAGATGATTATTTTTTATTTGCTTCTAGAAACATCGAAAAAGAAATAAAAGAAGATATAATAAAAGGCATAATATTTTACATTAAATATTATATTGAAAAGAAGAGAAATATTGATAAAATATCAAATATAAAAGAAAAGTTGATTAAGTATAAACTAATAAATGATGTAAGACATAATATATGTAATGAATTTGATTATGTTTTAGATAAAGCTATAAGAAATAAAGATGACGAAATTATAGATTATATAAATAGTATAATAAACATAGAATGTAAGAAAATACTTGCAAAAAATAGAAGAGTTAGAAATATTGAAAACAAAATAAAAGAAGAAGATAGAGAAGAGTTAATGCCTATATTAACTCCTGTTTTTAAAGATATCATATTTAAATTTCTAACATCTAAGACATTTGTAAAAGAGACAGATGTAAAATTTTTGGTTGGTAATAAATTATATGAAATGGATTATGACTACTATCTGAGATCAACTTATTTTATGATTAGAGATAAATTAAAATACCGACAAGATATGGAAGACTTAATATTTAGCAAGTCTTCTAATATAAAATGCAATTATAAAGATGGATATATTTACTACAATAAATATTTTGATGAATATACTCATTATCCAAACAATGTAGGAAGTGGATTAAGATTCAAAATATCCAATATGCCACATATTTTGAAAGAATATACACTTAATTTTTTTGATGAACATTTATATAAAGATTTGACAAAATGTAAAGATGGTTTTAAACACTATTCAATATATGAAGAAGGTGTTAATATTGTTGGTCATAGGGTTATTATCTACTTTGAAAATATAAATAATAATTATACAATTTATTATTATGACCCTCAAGGATATGAAAATACAACTAGTACTAGTTTAAAAATGTATGAACACTTTGAATTTATAACTGATTGTTTAAATACTATAGCAAGAAGAAAAATAAATGATCCTTATACATTTAAACATCCTTATACATTTAAACTCGAATATTTATTTTCAGGATGCCCTATTGGTTTGCAAAAATTTACATTAAATTTTGACATTGGAATGTGTCAAACATTTACATTATTCTGGTTATACAATATAGTAGCGATAAAGAATTTTATTAGAAACATTAAATATATCAATGAAATTCCAATGAGTAAAATAATACCAAGAATAGAAGAATATTATCAAAAAAATCTGAGTGATTATCATATGTACAATTTACTATTATCTTTTTTTTCACAATTTATAAATGAATTACTAAATAGAGACAACGAATTAAGTAAGGAACTTTCTATAGTCATACTAGACAATTTTAAAAAAGAATACTTAAACAGAAAAAAAGGAGATAGAATTAAAATCACAAGATTAAATCAAAAACAACTACAAGACCAACAGGAATTATTTAATAATTATAAAATAATTATAGGAGATCATGAATCAGATGTAGTCAAACAACTTACTATTATAGCAAATAAACAAGCAGAAGAACAAACTAAATTATTTGAACAAGAAATCAATAGAACAAAAAATATACCTGGCAGAAAACTTATTTCTCGGTGTGATCATCATGAAGATTGTTCTTCTGAATGTTGTGCTTATAGTCATAGACATAAAGGAAAAATATGTTCTCCTAAGCAATTTTGTAGGGAAATACATGAAAAAAGAAAAAATAGAGACTTAAAAAAGTTTTAAAAAAGTATTAAAAAACTTGTTCATAATATTAAATAAAAATGAATGCTGTAGCAACTTTTATGCCATCTCCTATAAACTCTGCTGGAATCTCTGGTGCAGTAAGATTTCATCAGTGTGTTCAACTCTCTCTAACAACAGTAGAAATTAACTTGAAAGGATTTAAACCAAATCAAACTCACGCTATCCATATTCATGAATTCGGTGACTTAACAGATAGTTGTACTAGTCTTGGAGGACATTTTAATCCTTTTAATAAACAACATGGTTACTATAAAATTAATGGAAACGACAGACACGCTGGTGATTTAATAAACAATATTAAATCAGATGCTCAAGGAGATGTAAACATAATATTCAAAGATCCTTTGCTTAGTCTTTTTTCGTCATCGACACTCAACATTATTGGAAGAAGTGTTGTTATTCACGAAAAACCAGATGATCTTGGACTTGGTGGAACATTAGAAAGCAAAACTACAGGAAGTGCTGGAAAGAGAATTGCTTGTTCTGTTATTGGGCTTTCTAAACCTTCAAAATGTTACTAAAAATGTATTTTTTTTTACTTGTTGTTATTTTATAAGAAAAATAACAATAAATGGATAACGAAACTATTGTACTCATTTATATCATCTTACTGATTGTTTTTTTAGAAGCAGTAGCACAATCTTGTTTGAAAAAATCTAAAGTCTCTAATAATCATTCCTATACTTGTATTTCTGTGATTGCTTACTGTCTAATCTGTATCTTACTACTTAAAACTTATACTTACAGATCGATGGGGATAGTAAATTTAATTTGGTCTTGCTTTTCAATTATCGCTATTATATTCTCTGGTATAATCTTTTTTCACGAAACGATTACATCAAATGATATCATCGGTATTTTGTTAATTTTTGCGGGGTTATATTTTGTATTTATGAAAGATCATGTTAAAAATAATTTAGAATAGATTTTTTTTGAGAAAGTTTTTGTATCAACGATTTGAAAAAAGTAAGATAGGTAATTACAAAAAATTTTATAAAAAAAAATAACTAGTTTTTTGTAAACTTTGTATCGATTTTTTAGTCTACACACACACATCACTTGGCTTCCCTCTTCAAAAACTAGATTATTTAGATATCTTTTGTATATGGAAATATATATAGTGCTCAAAAATTGGGATTTTTGCTCAAAGTTTGGGAATTTTACTCATAAAATGAGATATATTTTCGATTAAAAAATATCTCTATTTTATATAAAATCAAAAATGTCCAAAGAAAACAAAGTTTGTTCTTTTTGTAATAAAGAATTTTCTCGAAAATATAATTATTCTAGACATTTACAAACTTGTAAATTAAAACCATCAGAAGAAATTAATAAACTTTTGGCAGAAAAAGATAAACAACTTTCTGAAAAAGATTTAGAAATTAAGATTAAGGATGAGGAAATTATTTTTCTAAAAGGTATTATAGAAAACCAATTGAACAAACCTACAACTATCAATAATTATAATGCTCCAAAACAAACTTCAAATATCTCTATTAACAATCTGAATGTTAAACAGATCGTTTCAAAATTAGAAGCTACTGATTATCAAGATGTAAGCGATTGTATACACTTACTTAACGACAAATATATCGATCAAGGACCTGAGGGATTTGCTTATTTTCTTTGTGATCATCCTTACAAAGAAAAATTTATTACAACAGATAATGCTAGAGGAGTACTATGCTACAAAAATAAAAAACAAGAAATAGTCAGAGATCCAGAAGGTGCAATATTGATAAATAAATCTTTGAAAAATAATGCTGAAACTATATTAGAAAAAGCTACTGATAGAAAAAATTATTGGAAAGAACAAATAGATGACGATATACAAGATGAGTTTCAAGAAAAAGAAATGAAAAAAGTAAAAAAGATAAAAGAGTTAATACAAATTACCCAACAAGCGAAAGATAATAAGTTAATAAAATCTCAAGAAATTAAAAATGCTATTGATGTATTGAAAAAAAATGGATTCATTACAATCCAAAAAATTACACAGGACTTGGATGAACCTTCCAATCAAATATAATATAGTAACCCTTTTTGTTCAAACAATAATTTTGAAAATTCACACAGACCATTAACACTTGTTCGAATAATGTCAGTAAAAGTGTTCTTTATGTGATACAAAAATATTAAACTCTTGAGTTTCTCTTGTTCTCTAGAAGATTTATCCTTATAAAATTCCTTTGAATCTTCACTCGTAGGATTTTTCATATAGGACAAGTATTCTGGAGAAAGACCTGCTGTCTCTTTTTCATATTTCTCAAGCCATTCCTTTGCGTCGTCAGTAAGCTTATTATAAGTTGATTTTAAATTCTTAGCAGTTTTTACATCAATTTTATCAAATCCTGTACCGTAAATTGGAACATCAGGAATAGGTTCGTTATTTACAATCATTATTGAAATTATTTCACACAACATAATAATAAGATTTGCACGATTGAAAAATCCAGAGTTACATTCTGTTCCTGGTTTATATTCACGCATAACTCTTTTATCTATTTCACCAGATGCTTTCAACTTTATTTCCTTGGGATTTTTAAAAAGTTTAAATCTGAATTCGCAAATGGACTGCATTGTGTTATCTGCTGTGTCTTCTTCCATATATGCAAAATATCCATACTTGTTTTTCTTGAATTCACCAAGCTGGTCTTTTCTGGATTCTGTAAATTTCTTAATCATTTCTTCTTCAGCATCATTCCAGGAATTATTTTGAAATACTCGTAATTTTCCTCCAGATTTGTAAAGATAAAACGATACAGGAGTATTATCAACAATAGTAATGTATTTACCGTATGTATCGAGTACTTGTTTTCTAAGTATATTATTTTTCTCTCTATTAGTAAGACTAGCGATATAAAATTGTTCTATAAACATTTCTCTTATAGCAGGTGTAAAAATTTTTCTAAAAATGAAGTAAATTTTAGTTCTATCATTCTCATCAGAGATGTCTAAAGTATCTAATTGTTTAATATGTTCAATAAGAGTGTCTGGTTCTTTTTGTAAGATATAGGAATGTAGATTATTTGTGCTATTTATTTTTATGGTAGGTCTAGAAACATATCCTGAAAGTAGAAAAGAATTTGGATACTCCATATTACTTACGAGAAAATACAAGTTATTATTTTCTCGTAAGTAACATTTTGTACCACTTTTATGTTCAAAGACTACATATTCGTCAATCGCTTTTTTTAATGCTCGAAGAATAACAAAAGGTGTGTATTTACCGATATATTTCAACAAATCTTGTAAATCTACTGAATCGTATTTATAAAAAATTTCTTTTATATTGGTCATGATATCTTCAATATTCTCATCAGCATAGTAAAGATTATTTGTATCAAGGATAGGATCATAATCTCCCAAGTTATTTTCATCAACAAATGCGCATTCGTATTCACAATCTTGATAATCACAAGATCTACTTCCGTCTTTGTCTAGATCTGGACGAATATTACGCTTTTTGTTAAGATAGCAATCAACAGCTGACTCTTTCATTAATCTCTCTATTGCTTTTATTCTGACATCCTTTGTCTCTGAAAGTTTGTACATCACCATATCTACTGAATTTTCAATCTTATTAGGGACAGAAGCGTGGCGATATATTTTTATATATCTTTCGTTTTCTGGAAGCATATCGTGTGAAAATGCTCTTATACCTCTACCAATAGCTTGTTCCGTAACAGAATTGTTCCAGTGAGGAGTTACGACATGTAATTGTCTTACACACTTGAAAGACAACCCTTCTCCTACAACATGAGATCCGATAATAATTCTAAGATAATCACCAGTTGTGTTATCTGGATGATTATACACGCGATTGATCAAGTTATCAGAAATGGCTGGAGTTAGATTTGTACCGGTGATTACAGCGAAACGATTAGGATTTATTCCAAGACGTTCGATTACGTTTTCTTCTTGTTCTTGATCGATAGATTTTTCCTCAAGAATTTCTTGTCCTTCATCTGCGTCTCCTGATTGAAATAATCTATCTGTATCTATGTGAGAAAATTTGAAATATTCTAACAGAGCTCCTATTAACAAAGCTCCTCCTCCTCTGACATAGGAGGAATAAATAAATATTTTCTCTTTAGGGTGTTCTAGAATAGTACTGATAATGAAAGCATATTTTTTTGAGTATTTTTCTAAAGCTTTTAGTTTTTCTTCAATTGTTCCATTTGGCGCTAGTTTATTTTTCATGTCAGCAGTAAGATGCGCTAGATTCTTTTTATCAATTGTTACCCATAATCTAGAGTTAATACCTTCATTTCCGAAAGTCTCGTCTGGAAAAACAAATAATGCTGCTTGACGAGATTTTTTATACAAACCTTCTCCTTTTTCATCTTGTTCATCTTCGTCGTCGTCATCAGAGTCATTTATCTCAGCATCTTTCAATTCTTGTGATTTTTCTTCATCCCAGCATTTTTTATAGACTTTACTTTGAAACTCATCCATTTTGTGATCAACAGTTGGAATGTATCTCATAAAAGGTTTTTGTATTTTTCCTTCAAGATTTTTTTTCACGGTACTTTCCATACTTCTAACATAAGAAACCCATCCTCTGAACATCTGTCTTAAGACCTCTTCTTTATTATCTAACAAATATCCATTCTCGTCAAGAAATTCTTTTCTAAATGTTTTAGCATCTAATTGTTTATCAAGAGGAAGTAAAAGATTTGCGATAGAAGTTATTTCATCAGGTTGATCTCTCATAGGTGTGGCACTTAATAAAAGTATTTTAGAGTTTTCAGCAATGTGTAATAATCTATGAAAATTTGTGTAGAGATTTACTTTTGATTCTCGAGGCTGGTAACGTAAATTATGGACTTCATCAATGATGATATAGGTGTTTGAATAAAGTTTTTTGATCCTATCATCAGACATTTTAGAAAGTTCTGTTGCAAATTTTATAAAAGTCTCAATCTCATAATGTTTTCTAACTAATTTCATTGTTCTAAGCATACGCTGATTCTGGGTTAGTTTTATAAATTTCTTTTCGCCTGTGGCTTTGTCTTTTATTTCGATATTGGCAGGAATATAATCACCATTTGTACAGTAGTTTGCGAGTTCTCTGATAAAATTTTTTTTGGAGTTTGGTCCTCTCACTATAACGAGTGCTTTCTTCATAGGAACATCATCGTTTTTGAAAAAACTCTTTGCAAACTCATAGGCAAATACAGACAAACAAGTTTTTCCTGTACCTAATCCGTGAAAGATTAACATTTTATCATAAGGAGTGACTGGAGACATATATTTTCTTATAAAATCTTGTTGTTTAAGAGGCTGTCCTTTTGGAGGACGTGGTTCAGATTTTTTAAGTCTCAAGGAGGAGAATTCCTTTTTCAACATGTTCGTTAGATAGTCATCACCTGATTCGTAATACTTGAATAATTCTGATACATTAGGTTCTGGGAATGTATAGGCTGGAAAAAAATTTTCAAGTTTGATCAATTTATTCATTTCTATTTTTTATTAAATATAAATATATTTATAAAAATAAAGAAGTTATATGTTAAAATGGATAAAATTATCGAACTTGAAAATGCTGAACAGTTAGAATCGTTTAGAGAATCTGATAATATCTGTGTTGTTGATTGTTATGCTGATTGGTGTGGACCTTGTAAGAGAGTTATGCCAGTTTTCAAAAAAATCGCAGACGATTTTGAAAATGAGGCAGTCACTTTCTATAAATTAAAAATTGATTTACGAGACTCTAATATTCAAGAATTTGTAGAGGAGGTTGGTATTGAATTTATTCCTTTGTTTTTAATTTGTAGAAAAGGTAAAATCTTGGAAAAAGTAGAAGATATTAACAATCTTTCTGACAGAATTCGTTCTGAGATGAAGGGTTAAAGTTTTTTTAATAAACATATATATTTATTAAAAAAAAGAGTTAAAAAAGACAAATGAAGTTATTTAATAGAGTAAATAAAAACATGAGTATTTTTTCATATACTTTTGTGAGTATGATTTCTTTTATAAAGTTCTTAACATCATTTTGTAAAAGACAACAAATTTCAAAAATCACTACAATTAGTGATATCAATGATGTAATTGAAGATATTACTGAAAGTAATGAAAACACAGAAGAAAAAAAAGAAAACGTTGAACAGAAAGAAGAAGAAAAGAAAGTGACAGTAGAAGATGATATTTTTACATCAGTAGATTTTACTAAGAAATGTATCTATTATAATAGTAGTCAAATTTCAGAATTATTGGATCAAAACAAAGATAAACTAGAACTTGCAAAAGATATCAACGATAAGGTCTTTTATTTTTCAAGAATGGAAAGATTTCCAATTTACGGTATTAAAAAAATTATCAAGAAAGAACTTGACAAAATCGTAGAATCAGAGAATCATGATGAATTGTTGTTAGCTATTTTAAATGCTTTAGACTGGGAACTAACAATGCCTTATTACATCGATCATTTTTACAGATGTAATATTTTGTACTACAAACTCATTTCAGCTCGACCTATTCTTCAAAAAATTCCTATCTATTATACTACTAAACACCCTATTACAGGCCAAGAGCGATGTGTGTATAGAGATGTAAAAGAATTTTTTTTAGAGAGAGGAAAAGATGAAAAAGAAAGCGTGAATATTAGAGCAGATTGTCTCGACGCCTTGTTTTCTTTCTGTTGTGAAACAAAAGAAGATGTTAAGAAGGTTATTGATGATATGGGTAATTTGTATACTGAAAATAAGGAGCAAACTATTTACACAAATGCTCAAAATGTTCACTCCAAGGGTATTCAGATTACAGCGATTGCTTCTTTGAAAAATCTCGCATACTATCATTCTCCTGATGCTAATCTTGATGAATTGTATGTCGTAATTTTGAAAAAACTGTGTGACAATAATGAGAAACGAGATAAAGTCATCAAAGCACTTAAGAGAGTTCTGATTGATCCTACACGTATTAATGCACTCTCTATTTCTCAAATTATAAGTCTTGTATGGAAGGAAATTGAAAGACAGACTAAATACAGAGATGAATTAGAAAATCGTCTCATTGAGGAACTTTATGAAGCTGATGAAACTTGTTCTTCTGGATTTTTCACAAGGCTTATTAATGTCTTAACAGGATTCTCTCCTCTTGTAAAAATTAACATTTATCCTGAAGAGGAAGCTGTTGTAAAAATTACTGGATTTATTAAGAAGAAATTATCCATGTTACAAACTCTGGATAAAGAGAGATTGATTTTAGAGATCACCGATTGTGACCCTGATCCCGAATCTTTTAGAAATAAATTAAAATCAGAGACAAGAGAAGAACTTAATGCTTTTGAAAGTTTGACTGAATTAGTAGAGAAAGTAGGTGAAGAAAAAATGAAAGAGTTGATTGAGAATAAACTTGATGCTTTCTTCGGAAAATAAAAAAAATTTAAAAATAAATAATATTCTTATAAAATGAATATTATTTATTTGTAATAATTTGTTCTTTTACAAATGCTAAAAAAAATACTTGTCTCTTTATGTTTATTCTTTAGTTGTATATCACCATCTTTATCATCAGAAGCGATAAACAAACAACGCGATGATGATTACGTTAAAATTTTTATTCCAAAGAATGTTCCTTTTGGATTTCCTATTGAAACGAAATTTTTTGTAGAGAGAGTACAAGGTTCATCATATTTTACAGACGAAACAAAATATAATTGTAATAGTTCTCATCAATATGATTGGAATAAATTAACTGGAATTTCATTCACTCCTTGGCGTACAGACATAGACGCATTAATGATTGCTTGGAGATATTTGATTAAGACTGATACGTTTGAGATTGCTCCATATTTTAATGTAAAAACAGCTAGAATTTTACCGAGTGTGAATCAAACATTAATTGTTGAAAAAAATGTACCATTTAAGTTTTATGTAGATTACAAAGGCATTAATATAATTACTGAAAATAAAAGTTTATACACCCCTAAACCATCAGATTTAGAGACAAACTTTTATTTATCATTTAGAGTTATTACCTGGTTCGGAGGATCTAGTCTTCCACCAAATGATATATATTTATATTTGAGATTCGACTAATTATTTATTTTCTTTTTTACTCAAAAATGATATTATATTCATTTTTAAGTTTATCGAGAGCTATACGAGCAACCATTTTCTCTGCATCTCTCTTTTTGAACCCTCTCTGTTCTGGAATTGATATAGTAATCACTTTTCCTGTGGTTGGATCTGGAAAAGTAAGAGACGTTGATGCATAAAACACGTTTGCTGTCAAACCATCTTTTGTTATTTCTTCAGCTCTTCTATCTGTAAATACAACGGGCGACCAACCTTTCATGCTAAATCCTTGCATCAATTGTGTTTTAGGTTCTGCCACTGTAGCTAGATCAATTGAAAATTCGTCTTGATCTAACAAACTTGCCACAATATTATAAACAGGGGTGGCACCAACACAAGGGATTTTCTCAGTTGTGTCAATTACATCTTCCAGAGTACCCATTACTGCTTCAAAAACATCAGACAACATATTGTTATCCATTATAAATTTTCTGAATTGTTTTTTGGGGTCTTCTGAAGATTTATATCGTATATAGTTTTGAAATTGTAATCTTTTTGCGAGTTCAGCAAACTTATCACGAGCTACATTCTTTGTTTTGAGGTTTGTCATTATTTTATTTGCTCTGGGCATATTTTTCAAATTTGGGAATCTCCGATGAAAATACCAAATTACACATTTGTTAAGTGTAATATCTCCAAGAGTTTCAAGATATTCGTAATTATTAACAGGATCAAAACTTTCGTGTGTAAAAGCTTTATTAAATTGTATCATACTCTCATCAGTGAGGTATAAATTGATAGAATCAACAGTCATTCCGCTTCTTTTTTCTAAGATGCGGAATAATAAAGGCTTTAACAAAGCCGAAAAATCTTGTTCCGAAAGAGAATTAAGATGGATACTCATATTTTTTAAAAAAAGAATTGATATTATTTAATAAAAAAGAAAAAATATCAATTAAATTATTAATTCAAAAATGTATGATGAACTCGTTGCTTTTATCGGCCTTATTGTCCTTGAACTTAAAAACTATATAAAACAAGAAACAACCAGAGAATCTGTAGATTCAATAAACACAATTATTCAAAAACTTTATGCTATCCAAGAAAATCTCCTCGACCCAAAATCTTATGAACTTTCTGAATGTCATTTCATAAAAGACTGGGAGGAAGAGTATAAACTTTCTTCAAAACAATATCTTGAAATTAAAAGACAACATCCCATCGGTTATTGTTTTATGGCAAAAGCAATTTGTAAACGATTACAAAAAACAGTCATTATTGAACATCTTTACAGTTTTCTAGATACTCTAGGGCATTATATTAATTATTATTATGAGTTATAAAGAAAAACTTTTCACTAAGTTAGAATAAATAAAAACGAATGAGCTGTCTTTTTCAATCTTTGTCTCATTTTATAACACATAATGACTATAGAAAACTCAGACAACATATATGTAACTTTCTAGAATCAAACTCTCCTCTATTGGATAATTTAACCATTAAAGAAATTGCAGAATTTGAAGGAACGACAAAAGATGATTATATCAAAAATATGAGAAGTGATTCTACTTGGGGAGGAGCTCCAGAGATAAGAGCTTTCTGTGAGATGTATAAAGTTGGTGTAAAAGTTGTTGTACTGGCTTCTAAAAAAATTATAGATTTTTACCCGTCTGAACCAAGTGATATTTTTGTTATGATATCATGGAATGGATCTCATTTTGAGGCTATTCTTCCAAAGTAAAATAAATATTTTTTACATTTTTGTATATTCCAAAAAGAGTATACAAAAATTAATAAAGATGTTATATTATTATTACAAACATTTTATTTTTTTATACGATTTCTTGCCACGTTAAACTTGCGCTAGCGCTTTTATTATTTCCCGTTTTTGCTCTTATAGCAATAGTAAAAATATCAGAAACTCCATCAATATTACTCTGAAATATCATAGAAGTATTAGGTATCTCAGTAATTGGTAATCGACTATTATTAATTATAAATCCTGTCACGATAGTTTGACCTCCAGATAAACCATTAGAGCCTATATCTATTTGCGAATAATCATTAACATTTGTCCAACTTGTTGGACCAGAAAGAGTTGTATTTCTTAAAATTTTGTATAAAAAAGTGGTTCCAGTATCTCCCTCTATATCTATATACACTGGTTTTAATTCTCCTTTTTGATATGGTGTTCTCAAACGTGCTGATAATATTGGTATAAAGCTAGTACCAATACCAGAATTAGATGACTCCATTATGTAAGATGCTAAAATACCCAAAGGTTCATATCCTCCTTCTGATAATACGGTACAACAAATTTGTTTCATAGATACATCAAATGATTGTGCACTTGTTGTACCTATCATATATCTGACAGGAAGACTAGGAGATCTAATATACACACTTGTTAAAGCTTGTGTAAATTGATGACAATAAGTAATCATACCATTGAGAACAAATCCTACTCTAACTCTACCTACTCCTAACCATTCAACATCTAAGATCATTAGATTTGTATTTGCCATACTTAATGTTAGTGCTGATGGCCCTGTTCCATCAAGTTTATCTATATTCCAATTACTTTGGTTAACAGAAATACTAGGAGCACTTTGTGATTCTATCCTCCATCTAAACCCGGTAGAAGTTTGTTCAAAAAAGATACCTTCTTTATCGTCAAACCAACCAACTCTTCTGTATGCACCAGCAGGTATTACTGTTCCAAAATAAAAACTTGCTAAAACAGCGAGAGATTTGCCTGGTTGATATTGAGAAAAATAATGACTTTGTCTCTTTACAAAAGAATTTGCAAGAGATATATCCATTTGCATAGAAGACTCAAGTGGTAGATAAGTTAATCTTCCTCCATTATTCCAAGACGAGTCAAAAATAATATTTTGAGAACTATCAATCATTTTTCCGTCAAATAAAGTTGAAGGATTTGACACTCTAAATCTACCAAAAGCATCTAAATTATTAGAATCAGCAATACTCACTTTTCCTATGGTTTTGTTTACATTTTGCCAATACAAGGAATTGTACTGGCAAATATCTGTATAGAATACACCAGATACATCGATAACTACACCTGAGATATCAACATTTATGTTTGACGATATATCAACATTGATATTTGCTGAGATATCAATAACTACACCCGATATATCAACATAATTGTTTATAGTGGATGACTCGTTTCCTCCTCCAATGTATACTTTTGTTACCGGTTTAGAAATTGAAAACGACATTATTTTATCATAAAGTTAAGTTAAAAGTTTTTTTCACAAAAAATATTTGTGAAAAAAAAAAAATACCTACCTATTTATGAATAATTTATAACACCTGATATTCAGAGTTGAAATCAGAATTTTTAAATGTATGAATTTCATTTAACACTGTTGAAAAGAAATATTTTTTCTGTTCATCGATTAACATATCTCTAAGTTCTCTAAAGTACTTAACTTGAAGAAGTGTTTCATAAGCTCTTGTGCTGACATATTTTTTAGTGTATGTTTTCAGTATATTTTTGAGAGATTCTAAAGAGTCAGAATCAGGACAGGAATTTTCATAATCAATTAAAATATTTACCAGATCTACGATAGGTTCAGAAGGTTTAGATTTTAATATGGATTGAAAAATCTTAAATCGTAAATTTTTCTTTATAGATTTAAAATCGTCAATAAATGTTTTAATAGTTATTCCATACTGTCTAAATGGAAGACGAGGAGCACCAATATATCCTCTTCCATAGATTACATTACCATGTTCGTCATATATAAAATCATTTCCGGGTTCTTCGTCGTAGTCATAACGTCTATTATAACAATTATTATCATCTTCTTTTTCTTCAGATATAAAATTCTCATCATGTTTTCCAGTAGAAAGAGAATAGTTCTCTTGACATTCTTCTACGTCATCAGAGACATCATCAGAGACATCATCAGAGACATCATCAGAGACATCATCAGAGACATCATCAGAGACATCATCAGAGACATCATCAGAGACA